TAGTCGTAGGCCTCGATACGAAACTGGCGAGGCACGGGTGTGGTGGGAATGGTGCCGTCAAAGTAGTACCGGTGCGTTTTACGTAAGGCAAAGCCACCCCATACCCGCCGACCATCGATGCGGATGATGACCTCGGCACCGATTGGGACATTCAGCTCGTGTTCGAGATCCTTGAGCGGCAGCAGGGCGCGCCCCACACCACCATTGCTGGCAGCGGTGAACTCACAGCCCGCCACCTCGACCCAGCCGGTGATGTCGGTACCGCCGAGGGTGATCTTGAGATCAGCCGCGATGGTCGGTGCTTGAACAGTGGGGCGCGATGGCAACTGACTTTCGGAGATGAGGATATAGGCTTTAGTACTGAACGAGCCACCGGGAGCGCTGAGAATCTCTGCATTGGCTAGTAGCGAACGCAGAGGTTGTGTGGCCATCACTGCATCTGCGGTGAATGTGTTGGCCACCGTGGTGCGCACAACAGCGTCAGCCGTAACCGAAGCTGATACCAGAATATTGAGCAACGCATCAGCCACAAAGGTGGCGGATTGCGGCGCATGAATCACGGCATCAGCGGTAACAGTGAGCTTGATAATGACAGCATCAGCGCTGACCGAGGCGGACTGGGTCGCAGCGATGACGGCATGGGCGGTAAACGAATCGGCGTCGGGAAGTGCGATAACTGCGTCGGCGGTATATGAACCGGTTGTAGTGTCCTGCACGATGGCATCGGCCGTAACACTGCCACTAAAACTGCTGCCGGGGGCTGTAAAGTCAACCTCGAGATACACAAAATCGAGGTTCCCGGTCATGGCCGAGTTGGTACTGCCCTTAGTGACGCGAATGCGTGCTTCGATTAAATCGCTGCTCTGGGCAGAGCGCAGATCAGACAGCGTTACCGTCCCAAACGTGGCGCTGCCATCCTCCTGAGTCGTGGAGGTTTTTGTAGTTTCGGAGCCGGAATTGGCGTTGTTAAGCCGCGGTTGAAGCCCCAGCGTGCCGCCTGTTACCGAGGCGGTCATGCCCCAGTTAACGCGAACGGTGACGCTATTAATGGTCGATTCGTTAGGGATACCCGGCTCCACGGTGGGATCGGCGGCATAACGTAGGCGATCCGCATTGAAGAAGACTGGGTTTGAGCCAGTCGTTACCCAGTAGCCGTTCCCGTAATGAATTTCCGTGGAGATGATGTCGGATTGATCGTTGGCGGTCCAGGTGCCGGTTGGATCAGAGGTGTACCGAAGACGGTTAAGTTCGGTTCCACTATCCGCGCCCGCAGCTACCCAGAAGCCATCGCCGTAGGCGACCGACCACAGAATGTCTGATGCGCTTTGGGTGTTATCGGTCCATGTTCCGGTCGGGTCGGTGGCATAACGCAATGCACCGCTGTCACTAACGGCAACCCAATACCCATTAGCGTAGGTGACCGATTGCCAGCTGGCGGTGCCCTGAGTATTGGCGGTCCACGTTCCGGTCGGATCGGTGGCATAGCGGAGAGCACCGCTGTTACCCACCATGACCCAGTAGCCGTTGCCATAGGCAACCGAATTCCACGACCCAGTCTGATTGTTGGCGGTCCACGCTCCGGTTGGGTCGGTGGCACGATAACGCACATTGTTGGAGTTGCTAACGGTAACCCAATATCCATTGCCATAGGCGACAGAAGTCCAGCTACCCGTATGCGAGTTGTTGGTCCACGTACCAGTCGGGTCGGTAGCGCGATAACGAAGGAGGTTGGTACCGCCGACCACCACCCAATAACCATTACCGTAGGCCACAGCCTCCTGCGTGCCAGTCTGATTATTGGCAGTCCACGTGCCGGTCGGATCGGTGGCACGATACAAAAGGGCTCCGCCGGAGCCGACCGAGACCCAGTAGCCGTCGCCATAGGCAAGGCCGCGCATGGGCACGGTGCCGCGGTTGTTGCTGGACCAAGTACCCCCAAATGGTCCGGTGGGGACGTCGGACGCGGTGATATTGGGGAACCCAAAGTCACCACTGAAGGTGGAGTTTTTGGCAGACGTTAGGGTGGCGTGGGTACTATCCGCGGTGAGCGCATATGCGTTCTCCGGGGCGGTCCACCCTGTAGCGACGATCGTATGACGATTAGCTGCACGTCGAGTGGTGGTCATGTGACCCGATCCGGCGGCCGCATAATACCGCCCTGTCCCATTTCAGCGAGCCCGCTCGCACGGGCGGGGTGATAACCCAGCGACAACACACACACGCCGAGGTGTAAATCTACGTAGGGGCCGTATGGGCCCTTATCACCAAGGCGACGCTGCGGGTCGATGTGAATGCCGAGGCTAAGCGAACCGTCTAGCGCCCATTGCCACAACCACCATCGTCCCCACTGTAGACCCCACCTCATTAGCGGGCGACCCCTAGCCCGAATGTGCTCATGCGGCGTCCGAGCCCATCTTCTACCTTGCGCTGGATGAGGGCGGCCAGTTTCTCGGCATCTTCATTGGTCCCCACGTTATTACCGGTGACGGTGATGTTCACGATCAACGCGGAGCCCCCCGAATCGGCGGCGCGCAGCAGTTCTTCACGCGGATTGCGTAGCACCGCCACCGTCTCTGTACCGGCCTCACCCACCACCATACGGGTAGCACCCGTGATGTTGCCGAGGAAGCCGCTGGCGAACTCAGCGTCTCCACTCTGGCGTCTGGTCGATGGCAGGTAGTCGCTATCGGGGGCGGATCCGGTCAGCGCACTGAGCACGGCGCGCGCCTGCTGACTGAAGATTCCCCATGCTGTCGCGGTTCGCGACAAGATGTAGGACATCGATTCACCGGTTGCCTCAGCGGCCTGCTGACCAGCCGAGATGACCACCTGCGCAGCCTCGGTACCCTCCTGCATATAGGTGCCCGCCTGCTCGATCAGCGCCTGCTGCTGCACTTGCAGGTACTGCAAGGCCTCACCCGCTGCCGCGCTAAACTCAGCCACCGCCTTAGCACCCTCGATCAGGCCAATCTGGGCCTGCACATCTTCGAGGCTGCGGCTGAGACCGATATCCTGCGCCTGGTTGGCATTAGCAACCTGCTCACGCGACAACGCCAGCAGCTCACGCTGGATATCCAGCTGTTCTTGTGCGTAGGCGGCCTCGATCTTGGCCTCTTCAATGCGCGCCGCACGCTCGGCAGGGGTAAGCCCCGGTGCTGTGAAGCCGGCGACCGCCACGCTGAAGTTGATCTGCCGCTGCTGTAGCTCCTGAGACAGGGCAGTGGAGCGGAATTGCAACTCCTGAGACTGACGCTGCAGGGCGATGTTCTGTCCTTCAATGAGGCCCAGCGTGTCGCCCTGTGCGCCGTGGATACCAGCGATCGTATCTTGGATGTCGTCGTACGTCCGCCGCGTAATACGCAGCTGATTGTTGTATTCGGCCTGCGTTTGGGCCAGCTGACGGCTGGTGACGCCGCGGGTGATGGAATTGATCTGCTCGCCGATGGCGGTGATTTGATCAAGAATGCCCCCGAACTCCACGTGGAGATCTTGAGGCACCAGATCAAAGAGGGCATCGGTGGAGGCGAGCTGATCGATCCCCGTTCCCGCGGTGGCGGTGATGTTCGCCAAGCGGGAAATGCCACGTTGTGCCGATCGCCCCTGACGCGTGTCGAGGTTGAGGTTTTCTTCGTTGAAGCTGAAGCCAAACGGCTGTAGTGGGCGAGCAGCTAATTGAAGGGCCAGTTGCCCCGGCAGTTGGCGGTCGCGCGTAAACTCACCACGCGCCCGAATGGCTTCGAACGCCGCAGGCAGGGTACGGTCGGTCAGCTGTCGAATAACGACCTCAGGATCAGCAATGGTCCCCGCCCGCTGGATCGCTTGCATGCTACGGATTGCATCCTGGAAGCTATTGATACCCTCAATTTGAATAGGAGAACCAGACTTCAACGCATCGCGCAGCTGGTCTCCCACATTGGAAAGGCCGGCCGAATCAAAGATGTTCGCCACGCGGTTGATCTCATCGGCCATATCGGCGGTGGCCTGCACAACGCGGGTGCCGGGCGCTCCGCCCTTCTCGAACTGAGCGTTGAGGAAGTCTCGTGTGTCTTGTCCGAGCTCAACCTCAAGCTCGGACAACGGTCCACCAGAGTCGACAATGCGACCGGTCTTTGGGTCGGTGCGAAGGAGACGAGGCGCTTCGCGCCCCGTCTTAAAGTCCACGCTCGGAGCACTGGCTCTCGGGATTTGAGCCAAGAATTTAGCAAACGTTTCTCCGGTAGACGGAATACCAAACAGTGGAGAACCAAAGAAGCCAGCGGTGGTTTGGAAGAGGCTTTGGTCTTCACCACCCCGCGCCTCATTCTGACGGCGCACCGTTTGATTGGCGCGGATGAGATCTAACTGTTCGGCGAGTGCCTTATTTCCGGCCTCGGCGAGACCGCGCTGCTCAAGCGCCGGACCGAGGACATCGGCACTCGTCGCAGACAGCCCCGCCACCGCAGCGGTCTGCGCGAAGGTGGCTTTGATAGCGCCCTGCTGCTGACGGGTTTGATCAGCGAGGGTGGTCGTGATCTTGGCGGTAACGTTTTGATATCCGCTCAGCCGCTCAATGACCGGACCCAGGAATTCCCCAGTCAGCTTGAGTGCGCCCTGCAGGCCAGCCAGCGCGGCCCCGAACAGGACGGTACCAGTGATGGCACCCGTGGTCAGGGCGGTGAAGGACCGAATGAAGGGATTCACGCTATTGACGATGTCTTGGGTCTGGGGAAGCTCCTTCTCCTGGATGTCCCGCGCGCGCACCACATCTGCCGCCGTATCGAACTGCTCGAGCTCGATACGCTCCTGGAACTTCTTCTGAATCGCGGCACGCTGCTCAGGCTCACCCGTTTCGGCGAGAGCCCGGTCGCGCTGGAAGATCAGTCGCGGAATGGATCGGGTTTCGCGTCGTTCGATGCGGCGTACGATGGTATCCAGCTCACTGGTCAGCGACTTCTCACGCTGAATGGCGGTCACGATCTCGGGACGGCCACCGAGGAGGGCCTGCACCGCCTCACCGAAGGCCACCGTCGGAGCACGGCTAGTGAACAGCTCTTCACGCAGCTTCAGGCCCTGCCGCCTCGTGAGGATGTTCTCTTCAATCTCCTGGGCCTCACCGGGAGCAAAGCCGCCGGTTTCAAGGATTTCCAGCACACGTGGGTCAAATCCGGGTGGCGTGCCAGTCCCCCGGAAGAAGCGCGACGCAATGCGCTCGGCGGTGGGTGACGGCTGACGCTGAGCCCCCAGCGGGGTGGTACCTTGCGCGGCCTTGACACTGGCGGGGGACTCACCCAGCTCGCGGCCGGCCGCCGAACCGAATTTGGCGAGATCCGCTCGTAGCTCTCCGAAGTTCACTACATGGACGCGTTGAACACCACCGCTCGAGCCCCCACCGGCAACCTGCAGCTTTCCATCGACAATCCGTTCACCACGAAGATATCGCTCCGCAGCGGTGGCTTCGGCTTGGGTAACGGGCATCTTGGTGCGGCTCAGGATGCCGCGCGCGTGCTGTGGTGAGCGAATCTGGGAGAGGGCGCGGTCCGCCGAATCAAGCCGCGACTGGGCGGTGGCTATGCGCAGCGGATTGGTATTACCGATTTCCCGACCAGCGGCTGCGCCGGGACCGATGTTGCCGGTGTCTTCGAATTCATCTTCAAGCTGCTTAAGGCGACGATATTCGGCGTTAAGCTGCTCCATCTCTTCGGTCGAACGGCCCGAGACGCTCTCCATGTTGTTCTTAATAAAGAAACGACCAGCTTGTGACTGTTCCCACGCCTCGCGTGCTGCCGTATCCTGCGGGCTTTCATAGAACGTGCCCGACTTGCCACTTGGAAACATGTCATCTGTATCGTATTCGGCAACAGGGAAGACGGCCTCGGGGTCAGGATCGGGGGTGTTCTCCCCGGCGATCAGGTCGCGCAGATACTGCGAGGCTGCGGTCTCTGGGAGAGTCTGCTCGTGCTTGGCGCGAAGCTCGACAGCTTGACCACGCTTCTTTTCAATGACCTCGGCCGCACCTTCCATCGGGTCGATACGATGCGGATTGTCGAGGCGCCGCTGAATGTCGGCAGCCTCTGACTCCAGCACCTCCGCCTTCTTGAGGTCGATCATCTTGGGCAGCTGCACGCGCAGCCTGGTATCGGTTCCCGGGGCCAGTAGGACGCCCTGCATCTCGTCCAGCTGATTGCGCAGGTAATCCGTCATATTGGTGGCTACTGCGGCATCGATGTGCGACAGCTCTTCACGTAGTTCGCGTTCGTGGGCGCCGCTGGCGCCACCGGATAGCTGCTCGAAGATCTCTCCGCGGCGCACCTGAAGCCCCATGACGTCCAGCGAGTCGTCGCGCATCTTGCGGCGCGGCTTGGCGCTGGCCCGCTCGGCCCGCTTCTCAAAGTCTTCGTCTCGACTGCGAATGAACTTCGTAAAGGCATCGGTGTATTCGGGGGTGGCCTCGAACAGATCCAGCTTGCCGCTCTCGATCTGCCTGAGCACATCAGCTGGCAGCTGTGGCAGCTGGGGCAGCCCACGGTCCACGATGTCTTCGAGGATCGCGCGCCGCGTGCGGCGTGGCCGACCACCCAGCTCACGCTTCACCTCACCGAGCCCTTGCTTCAGTGGAGCGCGCTGCTGTTCATCCTCGGTATTACGCAGCTCTTCTTCAAGGGTGGCTTCCCGCCGGAGGAGCTTCTTGCGTGCGGGATCGCTGACGAATTCGTCGAGCTCAGGGCCGCCCTTCTTGAGTTCCTTCTGGGCGTTCTTGATCTCGGCCCGCGCCGCCTTGCGCTCCAGCAGCACGCGCTGAATATCCATCGCTACCGGATTGGAGGCGGCCATACGTGGCAATCCAAACGCCTGACCAGTAGCCGGGTTCTTCATATCCATGAACTCTTCAAAGAGCTTCAGGAACAGACCCGACTCCACACGCGCTTGGTTGGCGGCGATCTCGCCGGCTTCCTTTTCGGCGAAGTATTCCACCCTGCCGCCACGCGCCAGTTTGGCCGTATCGGGATCCTGCGGGTCGACCGGAATGGCGCGACCAAGGAAGGAGCGAGCAGTCTGCATCGAGCGCAGCGTCCGCTCGAGGCTCAGGTTCTCCTTGCTGCGCCGCTCGTTCTCCATGGCGTTGCGCGGAGTGTCCTTGAGAAGGCGCGGTCCCTTACCTTCACGAGCGCGGCCCAGCGCACGGCGGAAGTCCTTAGCCTCCTTTGACTCACCAAACGACATCGTGCGCATGGTGGTCTCGAGCTCATCGACGAGCCCCTGGATCGTATCGGACAGCGGCACGCCGCCCATCTCGGTGACGCCACCCGTAAATAGATCAGTGAGACGCGTGATCTCGCCGGCCTTGGGAAGGAACGGATCGGTGCCCGAAGCCATCTGTTCGAACAGCTCGCCCCGCGCCAGATCCATCTGCTGCTTGCGCTCGTGCGACAAGAACATCTCTTCGCCTGCGCGGGCAGCACCAGCATTCTCCCGTGAGGAACGCTTCTCCTTAATCAGGGAGATCTCACGCTGAATATCGTGGCGCTGGCGATCGGAGAGATCGGGATCCTCGAGATCACGCTGTAGCGCATTGAGGTTCTGATCCGAGAGCTCGGCCTCAATGCCGATGCCGCCCAGCAGGCGGAAGGCAGACTCAGCGCGGGCCGCCTGCATGCCCTTCTTGCCGGGGCGCAGGCCGCCACGCGACCCCTCGTCAACCTGAGCGGGAGCAGCGTTGGGGTCGAGGCCCATCGCCTCAGAAAGCTTCAGTGCAAAGTCGCTTGGGTCAGCCGTATCGGGCTGTGGAGTGGGAGACGCCTGCATGGCCTTAAAGCCACGCTCCAACCGCGTCTTTAGCTCTTCAACGACTTGGGACGGTTCAAGGCTGCGCCAGTCAATGCCAAGGCCCTCGAGCATGCCGAGCTGGCCGGGATCCTTGGTCTTGGGAACGTGCATGCCCCCCGTCTCAAGGAAGCGCTTCCCTTCCTTTTCACCGAACGAGACTCCGAAATCGGTGAGGAACTTCTTGAGCGCTTCAACGGTGCCCCCCGATGAGGCGGCGATCTCGTCCATGACCCGCTTTAGCTGAGCGGTCACCACGTTCTCGCCGCCAAACTGCATCTGGGTCGCACCACCACCGTAGGCGTGCCTACCCATCATCACCACCGCGCCCTGGGCATAGCCGGGCTCAAGCTGGGTGACCTTGCCACCCGCTGAGGGCTGCACCTGGCTAGGGGTGGCCTTGGGCTTGGATACCGTGGTGGACTGTGGTGTTTCTTCTGCTGGAGCCGATGGCGCCTGCTTCGCTTCGGTCGTCTTCTTGGTGGTGGTCGTGGTTTCCTCGGTGGTCTTGACCGTCCCCGCCTTGCCACCGGTGGTGCTGCTGCTCTTTGCGGTCGTCGAGGCCGGCGACTCCTTGACCCCAGAGACGGGCTGTGCGGCGCGTGACGGCTCTTTATCGGTCCCGATATCTTCAAGAGCGCGCTTCAGATCTTGTAACGTGAAGCCAGCCGCAGCGCCGCCACCCCCAGCTGCACCCCCGCCGCCACCGCCACCGCCGCGTATCGGGATCTCGAGTTCGTCAGGGGGGCCTTGCTTCCAGCCCCGCCAAACTCCCTTGACATCTACGTCGATTTCGCCGAGTGCATCCTTAATTCGCTGGCGAATCGTGGATACTTCGGTCTTATCAAGTTGAATCTTGACCTTTTTGAGGGTAATAGGATCCCCTGCGTTCAGTTCCTTCTGAACATCCCGCCGGAATTGGTCCTTGCGCGTCTCACCTGGCTTCCACTTGACGTTAACCTGAATATCCCGCTGGGTGCTCTCCAGCGCGTCCAGCTCTGTCTCCATCTTGGCAATGGCGCCCTTCTTCCAGGCAACACCAACCGTGGCAGTCCGCTTGCGCGTGCGGTCCACCATCTGGTCGATCTTCTGGTCAGCCACCTTGATGGAATCTACGAGTGCTTCGTAGTCGGCGTACAGCTTGACGCTAATGGATTCAAGTTCACGGTTTGCCACAGGATTGACCCTCAGTCGGCGGGGGTGGTCACCGACTCCGCATCCCACGCGGCCGCATCGAGCGGGCTACGCGTGGAGGATGCAGCCCGTTGCTGCATTCGGTCTAAGAAACCTGCCCGAAGGAACAGGAACTGGTGGAAGGGAAGTGCTTGCACTTCCCATGGCCACTTTTGGAAGATGGCCCCGAGCTCCCAATACAGGCGCTCTTCGGGCTTTAGTCGTTTCCCTCTTCCGTCTCTTCCGGGACGTAATGGATCTCGTTAATGGTGCGGTTGATGGCACGCCACACGCGGAACGGCAGCTCGCTGAGCGACTTATCAGTGAGCGACGGGTTGACACACTTGAGGGCCATGAGCTTGGCCAGCAAGACGGTATCCACCTCATCTTCACCGTTGGTGGCGTTGCGGATGCACTCGTCATACTCACCTGCGGTGAGCTCACGAATGGTGTACTCGGTGCCCCGCACCTTGATCTTCTTGGACTCGGACGTTACGGCAGCGGACATAGTGTGACTCCTTCCATGATCAATTGCTTATGGACCAGTTCGCACTTTGCATCGGGCATCTGATCGAGCCGATACCGCTTTTTGCCAATCCGAACCTCGAACGACTTGGTAAAGGGTTGATCCCAAAGCAACGGGTTCACGTATGAAAAAACGGCAGTCAGAATGAACGGGCCATCGTGAGCACCGTTGTCCTGCTGCCGAGTGAGCTTCCAGCTTTGGAATGTACCGATATGGGCACCGAGGGTGGGGAACTTCACTTCACCATCGGTCCCCGTCAAGGAACGAATGAACATCTGATCCTTCTCCTAAAAAGGGAGGTAAGGGTGGAGAGCCGGCCCGTTTTCCGGATCTCACATTACTGAGTGATGATTAGGTCAGCGACCCATCATCGAACACGGTCCATGAACCGGCAGCGCGGAAGTTACCGGAGATACGAACCGCATCGGTATTCGAAGCGCTAATCGCGGCGTCGAACAGACCGGGGCCGTGCGCCACGAGAATCTCGCTGCCACCCCGATCGTCAACGTACAGGTAGATGTTCACCGTGTCGGAGCTGGTGGCGTTCACCAGAAGGTCACCAGACACGTCGAGCAGGCCCGCGTACGTCCCGGAAATATCCTTGAGACCCACGAGGTAGGTCTTGTTGGTCTCGCCGAACACCGTGGCATCCACGTAGTCGCGGTTCAGGTTGAGCGTCCACTCCGCCTTGGTCGCGACCTTGGTGCCGAAGCCCTTCAGTCCGTCGATATAGATAGCACCATTCTTGCCGTGAAGCTTGGTGCCCGTATTAGCAGCCATAATTAACCCTTCCTACACGAGGACAGCCGCGGCCGAGAGAGAACTCGTTTGCCGCACTGGGATAATCTGGTCGGTCCAAATGTGATAGGTACCGCCAGCCATATACACCGGTTGCCCCTCTTCGTCGACATCGCGATCTCCCAAATCGTCGAAGCGACGGCAGATTAGGGTGGATTGCCCAGTCACCGACAACGACGCATCGTTGAGCACTGATGACACGAGCGCATCGAGGGTCTCAGCCTCGACGGGGTCCCGGGACCAGACCACGATGTCCCACACTGTGCGTAGCGTGAGATTGGTCCAGTCGTAGTCGTACGGTGCGCTTACGCGTGTGTACGTCACGAACGGGTAGTTCGTTTTCGCCGGGGCGAATCTCTCGTGGAAGCCGTTCACTGCTGTGCGAAGCGCGGTCTCAGCGCGCATCGTCGCCACAAGAGCTTGTTTAATCCGAGAGCTGGACGAAATCATTCGTCGCCCCCTTCTAGGAAGCGAATGAACTGAGCCACCTTGGCGGGGTCATCCAATTGAAAGGAAGGCCGTCGTCCGCCCCGTTTGACGTTGTGGGCAGACGCCAGTTCAGCCTTCAGGTTGGCCACATACATCCGCTCGTTGTGATGTAAGGCGGGTCGCATGAAAGGCTGGCTTGCGTGGTGGCGCGTTCCGAATTCTTGGTGAATGGCATAGGGTGTGGGTGAGATAATGCCTGCCACCCGACGCGTGGGAGATGCCTTAAACGACGGGATCAGCGCGATCTCACGCCGCAGGCGACCACCTAGCCTACCTGTCACCGGATCCACGCCGCCACCCGTATTGCGGAAATCTCCCGTCTCGCGGTTGCGCTTCTCTACGTTGAGGCCGCGCGCTAGCGACCGCCTTCCCTCAGCTCGCAGGAACCCCTCAGCGCGCTCGTTGACGAGCTTGAAGGCACCGGTCCCGCGCTCGCGAAACGTTTGGCGGAAATCGCCCTTCAGGCTCGTGATCTTGCCGGTGCTGATATCGCGGAAGCGAAAGGTGGGAAATAGATCATTGGCGCGCTTGCCAAAGCGCTTGTCGAACACCTTTCGCACCGGCGCCGCCTTCTTGGCGTACTCGAGCATTGAGTTGGACGTGCGCTCTTGAGCGCGCAGGACGGCAGCATCGATGGCGCCGATCAGCTTCTGGGCGTTCAGTGCGAAGGTACCCACTATTCGCTCCGTCGCAGCATGCAGCGCAAGAAGATCTTGTACGTGCTTTCCACGCTGGTATCGATCACCTTGAATTCCCTGCCACCGATGACGACCTTGTCATACGACTCGATATCGGTCTCTACCGGCACGAACAAGCGATGAGTGGCGGGCACACTCTCCTGCCCGTAGCGCACTTCAACCTGGTCATCGGGGACCGAGCGGATCCAGCCCTGCACAATCTCTGAGAAGGTGAAGACTTCTTGGTCGTTGTCGCCATAGGCGGAGCTCGTCGTAGAGCGCTTGTGAATGTACACATCAGTGGTCAGGCTGCGTTCCGCAATGCGTCGCAGCGCGCTGATTTGACCAGGTCGTAGAAGACTCATTAGCGCACCGCCCGATAGGTATAACCCCCCAGCAGCAGGGCCGCCTCTTCGGGGATCTGCTTGAGCTGTAGCTGAGAGCGTTGAGGAAGCGAGCGACGTACGCTGATTTCCTCGAGTTGGAGGGCCTCAATACGGCCGAGGCCGGATGCCACAAGGTCACGCTCGTTGAGCATGGCGGTGGCAATGATGCCAGTGGCCTGAGCGATATCGAACGGCAGCTTGTGGGTGTAATCGGCGGTGATGATGTCTGCCGTCTCGGGCTGGTCGGTGAAGGTGGCGGTGCCTTCGGTGAGATCCAGCGTGACATCATCGGTCACGTCCGTCCCGTTCTGGTAAATGGTAACGCTATCGGTCACCCACCACTGGTTCTGGCCCCGGAAGGTGAGACCATCGGTGGCGTCGAGCTGCTCTCCGGTGACTTCGAATTGCCAGCCGTAGGTGTAGCTGGCACGGGCGATCGGACGAGCCAGACCAACGTTGGGCAACAGACCAGAGCCGAAGATGCCGATACTGGTCACCGCGAGACTCACCACCTCGGCCCATCCCTCAATCGGATTGAGGAACAGCTCGCTGGCGGGAATATCCACATATTGCCCACTGGTGACGAGGATCTTGAAGTCGGTAACGGTCTGCACCGGGCGGTGGAAAAAGTAGAACCGACGCTGGCCCATCTCAGAGCCGGTGTCGTTGCCCATGCGCCACTGGTGCTGCTCGGCTGTGATGGTGCCGCCCCGGAAGTCGTGCTTCTGGGGCAGCAAGGGCACGTTGCAATAACTTTCGACTGCCGCGGACGCCGCCCGCAGGATCGAGCGCAAATCTGATTCCTCGACGCCGTCGAGATCGACGCCGAAGCCCATGGACCGATAACGATCGGGCGTAACGTACATGGCAGTCTCCGGACATATAGAGGTGGGGAGGGGACAAATAGGACTTTGTCCCCTCCCCCGTGCTCAGAGGGTTAGCTCTGGCGCACGCGCACCTTGTTCGAGAACTGCGGCACCTTGACAGCAAGGCCCCACATACCGAACACGATGTACAGGTGGGTCAGCTGACCCGAGATCCCAATCGGGATATCGAGCACCGTTGGCCCATCCGTGCCGAGGTACGGCAGCGAGATCGTCTGCTCGTCGAGCAGATAGATATCGCGCTTCGAGTTGGTCGCCGTATAGGTACCAATCGAATCACCTGGAACCACTGACAGCGGCAGCGCACCGAGCAGGGTGTTCACGCTGGTGACCGTGGTCCCCACCGCACCCGTCAGGTTGGGAGCAACCCAGCGGGTCCTGTCATCCTGCTGCAGATCGAGCGAGATCTTGTCGTGCGGGTGCAGGTACACAGCCGAGATGCCGGTACCACCCTGCTCAACAACTTCCTCGATCGCGCGGTCAATCGCTTCGCGGATATCCTCATCGGTACCGCTCAGCGGGTTAACTTCCTTCGCACGCGCCGTGTTCAGGATCGAGCGCAGACCATCAAAGGCGTTCGCATCGTAGGCGCCATCCTCAGTCGAGGAGGTACCGCCCGTCTCGGACGCGTTGCCCTGGAAGATGGTCTTCTGCATCCTGTGCGCCATGGCACGGAGGCCACCCTGCAGCTCAAGCTGCTCCGGATTAAAGCCAGCCCCGCCCTGAACCGTCGCGAACTGCGACTTCAGGGAGATGCCGCGTCGCGTCGCGATGACGCTCACCGGCGTGGTTGCCCGCTCGTAGACCGACACATCGTCGGTCACGGTGCCAAGCTCAGTCATAAACTGAGCGTCACCGAACGACGTGGTGCGGTTATACGCATGCACCAGACCATTGGCCGGTTCCTTGGGGAACCGATCCCAGGCCGGGAAGGCGCGAATATACAGCTCGTACAGGATCGGCTCAAGGTCCTGACGAATCAGGGCCGTGGCGCCAGTCGTGTCGAGCGTCTTGGACAGCATCTCGTTGCCCTGGATCGCGGTCTGCACAGCAGCGCCACCACGATTCGCCCAGGCCTCAAACGGGACGCCCGTCTCCTTGGCACGCATCTGCATACCGAGGAGCGCATACAGTTCTTGGTCACTCTTCTTGCGGAGTTCACCACGGACCTTGTAGATATCCGCCTGAGAGAGCATTCTGCTCGGCTCAGGCGTGCTGGTCACAGGCGCCACCGGAGCCGTCGTCGGCACCTCGTTGCGCTTCTCCAGCTGATCCTTCAGGGCCTCGAGCGACTCCATGACGCTCTTCAGCGTCGGGTCAATCTCTGCCATTTATTCTGTCTCCAGCATTTTCAGGAAGTCTTCCCCATAGATTCCCGACACTCGCGACCGGAATTCATTCACGGCCTGCATACGAGCCTTACGGGGCAGGGGAAGGTCGGCGATGCGGTCGACGATTTGCTTGGCGATGGCCAGATTGGCCTCGGCATCGTCGAGCCGCTCCTGCATTTCGAGACGAATCTCGCGTTCCTCTTCGACCTCGTCGAGCAGCTCCTTGATCCTGTTCACCAGGGATTCAATGTGCTGTCCGAGCTTGATCACGTACGGATCGGCGGAGGCCTCGATAGTGGCCTCCTCTGCAGGCTCGTCGGCCTGGGGCGCGGCCTCAGGGGCGCTGTCATCAGCTTCCTGCGCGCTGGCCTCGGGGGTGAGCTCATCCGCAGCCTCACTGGACTGGTCCTTAATGAGCTCAGGGGACTGCTCCTTCTTGCCGCATTCGCAGCCTTCAGAGCACGAGCAATCACCCTCGGGATTATCACACCCGGGGCACATTGCCTTCTCAATAACCTCTTCGACTTCTAGATTCTTCACCACCTCCAACAGGGTGATGGTGGATGACGTCCCAGAGGTCGTAAGGCTGGGTGAGAACATCAGATTCTGCGTCGAAGCAGGGGTGATGGTCTCAGACTCTAGCGACTTCACCGCATAGTGAACCCAGCTTCGTGGGTTGGCGGGAATGCCGACAATTGACGCCTCGAGCAGCTCGACATCCTTGATGTCCCAGCCACCCTCGGCATTCTTCTCCCAGTCCTTCACGATGGCGCCGATACTGGTACCCAGCTTGACGCCGGCCTTAATGGCTTCCCACGTCTTCAAAGCGCGGGGGTTGGTGGCATTGACCCTGACATCAAAGTCGAGGTCATAGATCACGCCGTCAGGGCCACTGCCCGCCTGGCGAATCTCGGTGTTCTCCACTGAGCCGAGAACATCTTCGGGAACCTCGTACGAGTGGTTCAGGAAGATGGTCATGTTGTCCTTGGCGGTCTCTGCCATGCGCGAGATAGCAGAGGGGAACATCCGGTCCTTGCCGTGGTCCTGAATGGTCGAGGAGGCGGTGGTCTTCAGGCGGGGGGTCCCGTCTTCAGACTCGTACGCCTTCAGCAGACCGCTGAGAATCTGAAACTTGCGCTCCATGTGTAACTTCTCCTTCGGAGGCATTCCCTCTTGCGAGTGCCTCGATAAAGTCATGGAACTTGTCAGCAGCGTCGTCCCAGCTGAAGGTCGACGTGACATGCTCCAGGCCGGCAGCGCCCATCTCCCGACGCATGCGTCGCGAGAGGTACATCTGCTCGATGGCCTCAGTAAAGGCCCCGATATTGGCTAGCCAGTGATCCTGGCCGGCCGGGACAGTAATGGGACGCTCCGGTTCCAGCAGAATGCCGCCGGGCCCCACCACTTCTGGAATGGCGGAGACGTTCTGGGCTACCACCGGGACGCCGCAGGACAGCGCCTCTGCGATGGTGAGCCCGAAGCCTTCTCCGCGGCTGGTGGTGACGAACAGGTCTGCCGCGTTGTACAACGCGTTGAGATCCGCATCGCTCCACCCGAGATAGGTGTTGACGAAATCAGGCACAAAGAAGCGCCCAGCCGTCTCTTCATCGCGAGACCACATCGCCCGCATATCCACGCCGTGCATGTCGCCCACGCCCTGGCAGTGGAAATGCACCACGATCTCCGAGTGCTTCTTCATCAACGGCACGAGTGCGTTCCAGCTGGCGGGGTAGTCTTTGCGCCCGCTGTTGCGATCGACACGCAGGACAAGGAAACTGTCGCGGTCGTAGCCGAACTGCTCCTTGCACTCCTTCTTGGTCGTTACCGTTGCCCCGTTGGATAGGGTGATCGGCCGCTGTGCGCTGATGGGGTAATACAAATCGGTATCTACCCCGTGATACACCAGCTCCGATCCGGGCATCTGCGACTGGCCGAATTTGCTCATCGCCACGCGCTTGCTGATCTTGCCGAGCATTTCCCATGCGGGCGGCATGTTGTAGCCATCGATCGGGACATACGTCAGCAGGGGCCGATACTGGAGAAAGACGCGCTGTGGGTCCCACTTATTCTCAAGAAGGTGTGACAGAAGGAGGTACGGGTCGTTGAGCATGACGACTACATCGGGCTCAACCTTGGCGAGCATCTCGATGTATCGGCTCTTCCCATACACATCGAGTTCCTGCACCGCATTGGGGCGATAGAGCTTGACCTTGGTGGGGTAGTGATCGCCCCTGTGGTTCGTGGCTAGACAATGAATGTCGTGACCG